CGCCAGCGCAGCCCCGATGCGCGCACTTCGGTAGTCGCCGCCCCTAACGGGCAGGCCCACGTCGGCGCAACGCGCGATGCCAGGCGCGGACCGTCGGAATCAGGAGGAAGTGGTCGAAGAACAGCGTGGCGCCCACGCCCATCACGAGCCCGTGGAACCAGGCGAGGACATCGCTATCCACGGTCGGCCTTCCGTGCCACGAGCCGCAGGCACGTCTCGCAGGAGCGGCCCGCGGGCAGGGTGTCGGAAGTCGGGCCAGTCGCGATGCGGCCGCAACGCGTCTTCCCGTCGGCGCGCAGGGCGTGCCAGGAACGGATGCGGGCGAAGCGGATGTCGGCCATGGGGTGCTCCTAGTACGGACTTTCTTCGAGAGCTTCGTTGGTCTGCCATCTCGTTCCGCCGTCCGAGATGGAAACGTCGCGCCGGACGATGAAGTATTCCTGGGACACGAGGAGTGCGCGCGTGGACGTAACCGTGATGAGGTCATTGACTTCGCGCTGGAGCTGCGCCGGGAAGGCGTTATAGCGCGTCGCCACGGGCCGCGGGTGGGGATCCTTGTAGCGCGCCACGAGGGCATCGCCGAGCGCCTGCTGGACGCTCGTGTCATCGAGCTTGTGCTCGATGAGTTCCGAAGCGATCGCCGGGCCGTCGAAGCGCCCGTAGGCGGCAACGCTCGCCCGGTCGCTGGCCCAGATGATCCCGTTGGCCGTGTTCGTCTGGGTGATCCCGTTGGCATCGATGTAGAGCGAGCCGGGTGTCACCTCCAGGACGTTGACGATGGCCTGCCCATCGATGTCGAAGCCCGTGAGGTCGATTCCCGTGGCGCTATAGGTCTCAGCGCTTGCGGCAGCGGCGGCGCTCGCCTGTGCCTGAGTCTTGTAGGTCCAGAACGGGCTCGTCATCGTGGCCTGGACCCAGTGTCGGGTGAGGGTCGCGGTATTGACGGCATCGAGGAGGGAGAGGACCGAACCGGACCCGGCGTAATCGGGGACACGAGTGCTCTCGGCATCGAGGGAGATGAAGCTCGGCTCGAAGGTGAATACCGTGGAGCCCGGGTAGACCGCGCAGCCATCGAGACGGAAGGTGGCCGTGGCGGCGCCCGTGTTCATGCGCACGAAGGCCACGACGTCGGTCCGATCGGCGCTCGGCGTCCAGGTGATGCTCCGGGCGACATAGGAGCCCGTGGCGGTGAACGTCGAGACCGCGGAATCGGTGTTGACGCTCTCTGGCCCGACCCCGATAGCGAGGGCCGTGTTGCCCGAGACCGACTTTACCGAGCAGATGAACGTGTAGGCCACGCCCGCGAAGAAGGTCCGTGTCCCGAAACTCTTGTAATAGACGCCCGACTGGTTCGTGGCTGTCGTCACGACTTCTATTGAGGCTGCACCAGACGAAGCATCAGTCGTAACACGCGTTGCGCTGGTAGCGAAGAAGCCATATCCGAATGCCTCGCCATAGACGGGGGCCGTCGAGCCCTCCGTGACGAGAACTGCATCGAGGCGATGTGCGATGCTGCTTCCATCGGTACAAGCGAAGTAGAGATGGGCATCTGTCCGATCCGCAGAGGGCGTCCAGGTAACGGTAGTGCGAGTCCATGTCGTATTGATCGATGGCAAGGCCTGGCCCTTGTCCGCGATCGTACCGTTCGATCCGATGCCGAACTTAGCCGAACTCGATCCCGTCGCCACTTTGATGTATGCGGAGGCGGTGTAGGTCACACCCGCCTTGAATGTACCCGTGATCGCATAGAAGATGCCGTTGTTCGTTCCAGCCGTCGCGAACTCCCCGCAGGCCACGCCCGAGTAGAAGTCGCCGGTGCTGCGGACAAAGCCGCCCGTCGCGCCGATGAAGGCATCACCCGCAGCCGACCAGCCGGAGGTATCGGTCTCGAAGCTCGGGTTGCCGATGTAGTTGCTACGGAGGTTGGCCCAGTTTACCGACACCGGCTTCGTTTCGAACGAGGGGTCGTCGAGGAAGTTCTGCTCGAGGCTGCCCGTCGCGCCCAGAGCCGTCACGAAGTCGCGGTCCTCGGGCCCAATCGTTAGCATCGCGGCATCGATGCGGACCGTCGTGGAGGCCTCGAGGCCGACGCGGAGTTGGAGGCCGGTGTGCGCGCCGTTCGCCCGCCATGTCCCGGTCAGGCGGGTCCAAACACCCGTGGTGAGCGTAAATGTCGAGAGGGCGCCGGACGAGAGTCCACCACCCGATTCATTGACGACACGGAGCGTAACCGTGGTCGAACCGGATGAATGCTTGGCCCAGACCGACGCCCGATAGAAGACACCGGCCGAAGTGACGATCGGGATGATCGGTGAGGCGATGTAGCCTGCCGACGTGATGGCCCCCTCAGCACAAGCCGAGCCCGCATTCGGTGTCGACGGTGCATCGCCCGCGATCCGGGTGAGGGTGCCTGAACTGATGCTCCAACCCGTTACGTTCGTCTCGAAGGATGGGTTCGCTTCGAGGAGGTTGCGCCATGAGGCGCCAAAGGCATTCAGCGCATCGAGTCGGATCTCGCGATGCGTCCGGCTGCGCAGCGGGAGTGAGACGGCCTTGCGCGCCATCGCGGCGAGCGGGTCGTAACAGGTGACGATCACGATGCGGTCACGCGGCAGGGGAGTGATCCGCTCGATGTACCCGTAGAACTGTGGGTAGTCCGTCGCGCTGTAGGTCGCGTAGATGTGGACCGGACGCCCGGGCACGAGCTGGCCCTTGGTCGGACCTTCGAGGTAGGTCGTCGCCGCGGCGCCGGGGTTGACCTGCACCGCGTCGATGCGGACCGTCGCGGCGGCCGCCGTCGTCGTGCGCACGAAGAACACCGCATCGGTGCGGTCGGCGCTCGGCGTCCAGGTGAAGGTATATTGCACCCAGCTCGTCGTGATGTTCGCACCGGAACTCGCGATGTCGGCAGGGGTGCCGGAGGAAGCGAGCCCCGCTCGCACGTTGAGGTTGCCCGACATCGACTTGAGATAGACGCTGACCGCGTAGGTGACGCCCGAGCGGAAGCGGTAGGGGATGGCGTAGGTGACCCCAGAGTTCAGCGTCCCGGTCAGGACCGCCTCACCCGCCTTGGAACCCGTCGCGGCAGTCGCGTTGTCGGTGACCTGGCCGATGCTCGTCGCAGCCGCTGTGAGCGAGGCGATGGCCGCGGTGCTCCAGCCCGTCGTGCCATCCTCGAAGCTCGGGTTGTCGTGCCAGTTTCGGTCGGGGGTATAGCGGTCGTCGTCATTGCGCAGGAGGAACGTCGCCGCCCCCGTGGTATCGGCGCTGAAGTCGGCGGAACGACCACGGGTGATCTGGATCTCTTTGCCCTGCGGCGCGATGGCGCGGACCGTTTCGATGGCCGAGGTGAAATCGCCGTCGTTATCCCAATCGATCCTGACCGTAACGGTGGGAACGGCCATCAGAGGCTCATGCCCTGACGCCCGACCTCGCGCTTTAGGGCTTGTAGCGCATCCCGCGCGAACTGCTCCGGACTGACCGAGCCGGAGACGTTGAACGTCGCGTTGAGGATGACGCTACCGCCCGCGCCATTCGGCACGATGTTGCCTGCGGATTGCGGCACGAACAGTTCCGGGCCGCGCTCGCCCACGAGGAAGGGCTTGCCACCGCTGACGGGACCGCCAGAGGCCTTGCCGGGGACGATAGCGCCCCAGCTCCCACCGGTCAGGGCGGGGAGCTGGCCGCTGAGATCTGCGAGGGCACGCATATGGGCGAGGAGGCCCGCGGCCTCGCTGTCGGCGTCGCCGATGGCCGCGCCCGTCTTGCGGAACCAATCGAGGAGCGCGGCCGGCCCCTTGTCGGCCGCCACGAGCTCGCCGGCCTCGAGGATCTTCGCGTTCATGTCGGCGAGCTTGCCGTTGTAGATGTCCTGGTCGCTGATCGACTTGGAATCGGGACCAGCTTTGACGAGATCCCGGCGTTGTTCGATGAGCTCGGCCAACTCGCCCTTCCGCTTCGTGGGGCCGAAGATGGCATCGGTGAGATCGTCCATGGAGGAGGCCGCATCCCGTGCCATGCGATCCAGTTCTTCGATACTGGGGTTCAGATCACGGCGCAATGTCCCGGCCGTGTCGCCTGCCGCGTCTCCCGTCTCCGTGATGGCGGGCCACATATGCCGTTCGAATGTCTCAGCCGCGTGATCCGCTGTGCCTGCGAGGTCATCGGCCGCGAACTTGAATGAACGGAGACGAGCCTCTGCGGCGAACGAGCCGCGCTCCGCCGCATGGGCGGTCTCGGCATAGCTGATCATGCTCGGGTTGACGGCCTTATCGAGGATGTCCGCCAGACCGCTGAACGCGTCGGCGACGACCGGCAGAACTACGCCGCCGAACTTCTCCATCGCCTCGCCGATCTTCGTCTGCGCCACGAGGAGCTTGCCGGCAGTCGTATCGGCGTAGGACTCCGCCTGCCCCTTCGCCACGGCCTGCACCGCAGCGAGTGCCTCGGTCGCCGTGGCACCCTCCTTGAGCACGATGCCGAGTGCCTTGAGGGCGCGGAACTGACCACCTTCGACCTTGATGAGCGCATTCGATGCTTCGGCAAGCGAGATGCCTTTGATCCGCGCAAGATCCATCGCCGTGCGCTGGATATCCAGCGCCTTCGTCACGTCATGCGTGGCGCCGACGAGGAGGGCGAGAGACTGGCGCTGCTCGTCATCCGAGAAGCCGAGTGCCATGCGTGCACCCAGCACCTTCTCGATGGCCGCGGTGTTGCCGTCCCAAGCCGGAATATTCGCCTTCAGCGAAGTACCGAGCTTGGCAATCGATGCCTCTTCCTCCATGGCAGCACGGACCGAATCAGCCAAGATGTCGGTGACTTCACCAGCAACCTTGCCCATGAGGCCGAGCGCCGCTGTCGTGACACCGGCACCGACGCCGATGGCGAAGCCCTTGGCCCCCTGGCTCTGCAGCTTCGCGAACTTGTCGCGGAGGTTATCGAGGTCCGACGATGCCTTCCCGACGCCCGTAGTGCCGACGCCGACGCGGACGGTGTTCGCCATTCAATCCTCCGCTTTCCCAAGATCGGGGTCGAGGAGCGCCATCAGGCGCAGGAGTTCCGCGTCTTCCGCCAGCAGCGTCGAGAGCGTATAACCGGGATACGTCCTGAGGAGCGCGTGGAGCAGCTCGGCGCGCTCCAGCTCGGCCGGCTTGTCTACTCCGACGGCGCGGTAGCGGAAGACGCGCGCGGCAAAGGGAGGGGCACGTCGCGGACCCCATCGAGCCACGCCTTCACCGCGGCGAGCAGGGGATGCGGGTCGAGCGCATTCATGCTCTCGGCGCTCACCGGGACCTTGTACGACCACGACCGGACGAACGGCGTCCAGGCTGCGAAGAGCGCCGTGAAGCTGGCCCGCTCGCTCCAGTTGCCCGCCTCATAGGCTTCGCGCACCGTGAAGTACGCATCCAGCGAGACCGGCGAGACGATGGTCAGGATGTGGCCGGGATGATCCTCGAACTCGATGCGCAGCGTCTTCATGCCCACCTCATGCCCACCGAAAAGGAACCCCGGCGCCGATGGGCACGAACGCCGGGGTCCTGACGATCTACGTCCAGGCGACGGCGGTGCCGCTGCTCAGCGCGAAGGGCACGCTCCACGTCAACGAACCGTCCTGGCCGCGGGCCAGGGCGTAATCCGTCGTAACCGCCGTGAAGGTGGCCGTGGCACCGGGATAGCCGAGGATGAACGCCTTGGAGCCGGGTACCTTCAACGTCGCATGGCTCATCAACGAGGTCGTGTTGAAGACACCATTCACCGTCCCCGTGCCGTCCGCGAGCAGTAGGAGACGCTCGACGGCGGCCTTGTCCAGCCCGGTGACATCTTGTACGCCGTAGGGCGTGTTGAGGTTGACGCTCGTGACATCGTTTGTGATGGTGTTACCGCCAATCGTCACGATGCAGGAGATTCCGCTGACTTTGGCCACGTCGACAGTTCCTTTCTGTCCAATACGAAGAACCCGCCGAGTGGCGGGCTATGAGACCGAGGGAGAGGGACTTAGATGGAGGGATCTTCCAAGTAGCGGCGGAAGCTGACCGCGCAGACGAGGTTCGTGAAGGTGCCCGTGATGTCGAGCCGGATGTACCGGCGCACGGTCGCGTTCGTGGCTCCTTGGATGCGCTGCGACGTCGCCGCCGTGACGTTCGTGAAGCCCATGCCGGTGAGGTT